TGCTACATTTACTATTAGTGATACATTAGTACCTGGTAGCGGTTCAATTGCAGTTCGTGTTGGTCAAACAATTCACATTACAGCTAACGCTGGAGGTGGAGAAAACAAAGCAATCGTTACTGCTGTTGATACTGCTTTTGGAACAATTGATGTTGCTTTCTATGAAGCTGGTGGATTGGATGCTGTTGTTGCAGGTGGTACTAACAGTATTTACATCTATGGTTCTGAGTTCAAAAAAGGAACTAATGGAATGCAAGGTTCTTTAGAGGCTGATGATATCTTCTTAGAAAACAACCCTATCATCTTAAAAGATACTTATGCTGTTTCAGGATCTGACATGGCTCAAATCGGATGGGTTGAGGTTACAACTGAGAACGGAGCTTCAGGATACCTTTGGTATATGAAGTCTGAGCATGAGACTCGTCTACGTTTTGACGATTACCTTGAGACTGCAATGATTGAGGCTAAACCTGCTGAGGCTGCTTCTGGAGCTGTTGCTGCTGGTTTCGTTGGATCTGAGGGTGTATTCCACGCTGTAGAGAACCGAGGAAATGTTTGGAGTGGTGGTTACCCAGAGTCTTTAGGAGATTGGGATACTGTTATCGCTCGTCTTGACAAACAAGGTGCTATCGAAGAAAACGTTATCTTTAATAATCGTGACTTCGGTTTTGCTATTGACGATATGTTGGCTGCTCAAAACTCTTACGGAGTTGGTGGTACATCATACGGATTGTTTGATAACGACAAAGAGATGGCATTAAACTTAGGGTTCACAGGATTCCGTAGAGGATATGACTTCTATAAGTCTGACTGGAAATACTTGAATGATCCTACAATGCGTGGTGGTCTTGCTTCAGGTGTTGTTAGCGGATTGTTAGTTCCTGCTGGATCTACTTCAGTTTACGATCAAATCTTAGGTAAAAATGCTAAGAGACCATTCTTACACGTTCGTTACCGAGCTTCACAAACAGAAGACAGACGATACAAAACTTGGATCACTGGTTCTGCTGGAGGTGCTGCTACTAGCGACTTAGATGCAATGGAAGTTAACTTCTTGTCTGAGAGAGCAGTATGTGTTATGGGTGCAAACAACTTCGTAATTTTCGAAGGATAACCTAATATTGGGGAGAGGTTTAGGCTTCTCCCCTTTTTTTAAATTCTAATTAAATTTTATAAAATGAAAAACAAAAATGCAGAGTCGAAAGACATGGTGTTTGTTCTTACTAGAAAAAACCCACCATTGAGTTTTATGCTCAATTCAAGAAACACAAAATCAAACCCATTGTTTTATTGGGATGAGGAACAAGGGATTAATAGATCCTTAAGATATGCTAAGAATCAAAGATCACCATTTGAAGATGAGCAAGATGGAACAGCTATTATAGAGCCAATTATTTTTAATGATGGTTCTTTATTTGTACCAAGAACAAATCCAACACTTCAAAAATTTATGCTATGTCATCCGAGCTATGGCAAGACATATAAGCAACTTGACAATGAGGTTGATGCAACCAAACAAATTGATGATATTAATCTTGAGGCTGATGCTTTAATAGAAGCTAAAACATTAAGTATTGAAATATTGCTTTCTGTTGCTAGGGTACATTTAGGATTAAACACAGATAAGTTTAGTATCCCTGAGATTAAGAGAGATGTGTTGTTGTTCGCTAAAAATTATCCAAGAGATTTCTTAGATGCTGTAAATGATCCAGAGCTTTCAATTAATGATATTGTAGCTAGAGCATTTAATGAGGGATTAATTAGATTTAGAAACTCGAACAAGGATGTTTTCATGAACATTAACAGTAATAAAAAGAAGCTAATGACTTTACCTATTGGGGCTGAACCAATAGAGGCTGTGTCTGCATTATTAAAGAGTGATGACGGGTTGCCGACATTGGAATTAATTAAGCAACATTTAGAGGAATAGAGTTTATAACTATATGATTATTAAGAGAGGGTCTAATAAACCCTCTTTTTTTTATTTTATTATCTTTGTAAAAAAGTCTTGAGATGATAAACTCAGTTAGGAATACAGTGCTATCTGTATTAAATAAAAATAATTATGGTTATATATCACCATCAGATTTTAACTTGTTTGCAAAGCAAGCACAGTTAGATATATTTGAAAATTATTTTTACAAGTATAATTATTACATAAACAAAGAAAACGCAAGGTCGTCTGGAACTGAGAATGCGGATATATCTAAATCTTATTCAGAAGTAATAGAAAGCTTTTCAAGTACATTTGGTTTAATGCAAAGTGTTTATGGAGAAGAAAGCAACTTCATGTATTTGCCTTACGATTATTATTTAATTAGTAAGATAAATTATTATCCAAATAAGTTGTCGTCTGGAGTTGTAACAACTGTAACAAGTAATAGACTTATTGATGCTACTGCAACCTTTTCTACAGATGGTGTTAGTTCTGGCAACATAGTAGTTAACACAGACACTGGAGCTGTAGCATATGTTATATCAGTAGTGAGTGAAACTGAACTTATATTAACAGTTGATATATTTAAAACATTAACAGAGAGTTATTCAATATCTACAACCACAGGCATAAGAGAAGTTGAGAAAGTTAGTCAGAATAAAATATTCTTGTTAAACAGTTCAAACATAACTGCACCTAATGTTTTATATCCTGCCTATGTAATTGGTGGAGCTACTGACAGTTTTATCGGTAACACAGCTACTATATACCCTGAAACAATAAAGAGTCCAGGGTCTGTTATAGCTGAGTACATAAGATATCCAAAAGATCCTAAGTGGACATACATAGATGTTCCTTCATCAGACGGGGAGCCATTATATGATCCTACACAACCAGACTTTCAAGATTTTGAGTTGCCATTATCAGACGAACCTAGTTTAGTTAATAAGATACTTGAGTACGCAGGTATGTCAATAAGAGAGATTGAAACAGTTAAGTTCGCATCATCAAGCGAAACAAGAGAGGATATATCAGAGAAATAATTATTATGGCATATATAACAGACTATCAATATTATGAGAACGGTGGATTAGCTCCAGAGGATGCTAATTGGGGATCATATCAATATGTATCACTTCAAGATATAGTTAACAACTATCTATTGATGTATTCTGGGAACCGCTCATTAGTTAATAATGAGGAGAGATATAAAGTTCTATTTCATGCAAAGAGAGCTATACAAGAGTTAAACTATGATGCCTTCAAGGAGATTAAGATACTTGAGTTAAATGTTTGTGACAATCTTAGATTTGTTCTGCCTCCAGATTATGTTAATTGGGTAAGAATATCAATGTATAAGGATGGCTTATTAATGCCTCTTACTGAGAACATTCAAACAAATTATAGTGGAGCATACCTGCAAGACCATAACTGTAGAATATTATTTGACGAAGATGGTAACGTGTTAAAGCCAGAGATGTCTAATATAGATTACGACAGAATCACAAACCAAAAGAAGAGTATATACTTAAATAGTACATCAAGGTTTGATAATACTGAGGGATGGTGTTACGAGGGAGATTGGTACTTTGAGTACAATATCGGTGCTAGGTATGGTTTAAACACAGAGACTGCAAATGCAAACCCTACGTTCAAGATAGACAATAAAGGTGGTGTGATAAACTTCAGCTCAGGCATGGCAAACGAGTTGTGTATACTTGAGTACGTTAGTGACGGAATGGAAGGTGGAGATGACAGCAGAGTAACAGTTAATAAGCTGTTTGAAAAATATGTTTATGCTTATATTCAATACGAGATACTAAACTCAAAGCTTGGGGTTCAAGAATATATTGTATCTAGAGCTAGAAAAGAAAGAGGTGCGTTACTTCGAAATGCAAAAATTAGAATGAGTAACATACACCCTGGTAGATTATTGATGAATATGAGAGGTAGAGACAAGTGGATAAAATAGTATGAAAGTAAAAAGAAGTTTTATTAAGGGCAAAATGAACAAGAGCTTTGATGAAAGACTTGTTCCAGATGGCGAGTATATAGATGCTATGAA